CTCCGGTGTCGCCGCGATGGCTCTTCCGGTCTACGAGGAACTCAAGCTCAACACCTCACCGCCGCGCATGGGCAGGGTAACGGGCAACATGCACAACGCCGTTTATCGCGCATACAGCCCGGAGCGATCAAACGACGATCGACAGATTTACCACGTTGGCGTCAACAAGGCGAAGGCGCCGCACTGGCATTTCTTTGAGCTAGGCACTTCCAAAATGCCGGCGCGGCCGTTCATCAGACCCGCGTTCGAATCCAGGAAGGATGAAGCTATCAAGGCCGGAATGAAGCGGATGGAGGAGCGCCTCAAGTGAGCGTCGAGTCGCTCGTCTTCTCCGCGCTCAAGCCGCTGGTGAGTAACCACGTCTGGACGCCAATTGCGCCGCCGACCATCACCGCGCTGCCACGCATAACTTTCCAAGCGGTCGGCGGTGCCGCGGTCAACTTCTTCGAGGGCAACGTGCCATCGAAGAAGAACTGCCGGATGCAGGTCAACGTCTGGCACAACGACGCGCCCTCGGCGATGGCGCTCATGCGCGAGGTCGAGGACACGTTGCGCCCTGCGTCCGGTCTGCAAGCGACGGTGCTCGGTGCGGCTGTTCAGATTTATGAGCCGGACACGAAACTGCACGGAGCGATGCAGGACTTCTCGTTCTGGTACGACGACTAGGCTTTTACGGTTGTGCGCGGATAGGAGGCATCCGACAAGCGGGTATCCCTTGACCCGTTTCCGCGCACTCTCGAACAAGGGAGCTTTTAAGGGAAAGCAAATGCTGACGACCAGGAAGATCCGCGCGCTATCGAAGCAAGAATTCTCGGCTGCGCACGCGCTGAGTATGCAGGCCCGCGTATACGACAAGCTCCTCGAGCTGCAAGGTCAGCGGATGCACGAGTCTGAGAGCGAGCAAACGAGAGCGTTGATGGAAGGTCTATGGACCGTCGTCGATGAGGCGGCACTCATCGGTCGCGTGGACGGCGGGCGGATATTGAGCGAGGTCTATAACGCCGGATACAAGAGCGGACTCAGGGCTCAACCGGTTCGCGCGTCACGTCCGCGGCCAGCGGCCAAGAAATCGACCAAGAGCACGAAGCGCCCGACGCACATCAACCTGTCCGCCGATGAACTTCGCAAGCTCCGCTCGCTGTTGCGAGCGCCACGAAAAAGATAAGCGTGGACCGAGAAACAAAAGAATTCCAGTGGTTGCTCATCCGCCTGCTTCGGGGCGTGTTGAGCGCCTGGGAGAAGTGGCTCGACAGTAAAAGCCCGAAGCAACAGGACCAGCAAGACACGAACCACAAGTAACCCTGCCTCGCAGGCTGCCAATCACCCGCAGCTAATGATGCCTCGCAGAGATCAATCAGCGCCTTCGGGCGCTTTTTCATTTCTGAAACGAGGACATCATCATGAAGAAGCTGTTCGCTGTTGTTGTATCGCTTTGCGAAGTCCTGCATGCGGCGCTGTTCGGTTTCATGCAACGCACGGGGATGGTGCTCACCGCCGTCTCTCTGCCCAATGGCAGCATCATCGCAATCGCATCTGGTTACGGCGCAGTCAAGGAAATGACCGCGATCAGCAACGCGTCGGAAGCGGTCGCTACGCTGGAAGCGTCGCACGGCGTAGTCGAGAACGACATCATCGAGGTTACGTCGGGCTGGTCGCGGCTGAACCAGAAAGTCGTCCGCGCCGATTCGGTCGCGACGAACGACGTGACGCTGGAGGACATCAACACGTCGTCGACCACGGTCTACCCGACGGGGTCCGGCACTGGAAGCGTGCGCGAGATTACCGGTTGGACGCAGTTGTCGCAGATTCTGTCCAGCTCCACCAGTGGCGGCGAGCAGCAGTTCCTCGAATACCAGCTCCTCGAGGCCGACGCGAAGGTCAGGATTCCGACGTTCAAGAATCCGTCGGGCTTCGAACTGGAAGTCGCTGACGATCCGACGTTGAACGGATACATCTTGGCATCGACGGCGAATGACGATCGTCTGCAGCGCGCCGTCAAGGTCACGTTGCCGAGTGGTGCGCTCATTTACTTCTCTGCGTACGTCAGTTTAAATAAAATTCCCAAACTGACTGTTAACGAGGTGATGTCCTGTCAGGTTACGCTCTCACTGTTGAATGAGCCCACCCGTTACACGTCATAAATGCTGTTAGAATAAGCGAGCCGCATCGGTGTTTGCGCACCGATTGCGGCTCTAACCAAGAAGACTTGCTAAGGAGTCGTCATGGCTGACGCGGATTCTACGTCACGACCGTGCAGGAAATGCGGTACGGTGTTTTCCGGTCCATATTGCATGGAATGCCGGCGCCTCTATCGAGAGGCGAATCGAGAGAAGGCTAAGGCGGCCACAGCCGCATGGCGATCCGCTAACCCTGGTAGGAACGCCGCGAATTCTCGCGTATGGCGTGAGGCGAATCCAGGCCGCGCGGCAGAGTTGAGCGCGGCATGGCGAGCAAAGTATCCAGAGGCAGAGAAGGCAAGAAAAGCTGCCTATCGCGCTAATCATCGCCAGCACGCAAAGGAGAAGACTGCGGCATGGCGAGCGGCCAATCCGGAGCGATCGAGAGCATCTGTCGTTGCGTATCATGCGGCGAATCCCGAAAAAATTCGCGCCTTGCGTTTAAAGTGGCGCCTTGCAAATGCTGAGTTAGTTCGATCCAGAAACGCCTCTTATTATGTTGCTCATGCACAGAAGCAGAAAGCGGCAAGAGTGGCGGCCTATGCTGCTGATCCGACGCCCGCTAAGTTGCATGCACTGAAGTGGGCGAAGGAAAATCCAGATAAGAAACGTGCGTATCGGCAAAACCGACGCGCGCGAGTTGCTGATGAAAAGCTATCGCCTGACATTGCCTTGAAGCTACTAAAGCTGCAACGCGGCATGTGCGCGTGCTGCGCAAAACCGCTCGGCAAGAATTATCACCTTGACCACATCGTTCCGCTCGCATTGGGAGGGCGCAATGCGGACAGAAACATGCAGTTGCTAACGCAACGTTGCAACAATCAGAAGCACGCGAAAGACCCAATAGAATTCATGCAGTCCCGTGGGTTTTTACTTTGAAGCGAAGTCCTTACCCATAACTCAAGGCCCGCCTCGTGCGGGCTTTCTCTTTTGGAGAGTAGTAAATGGCAAAGCTCAAGCTCGATCCGAATCCGACGTTCGCACGCAAGGTCACGTTCAAATCCGACGAAGGCGATGCAGATGTTCTCTTCAAGTTTCGGCACAAGACGAGAATCGAGTTCTCCGAGTTTTGGGAGTTGCACCGAAAGGCGCGCCCGGTGTCCGTTGACGACGAGAATCCGGACAACCTGGATATTCGCGCGGTGCTGGAATGGCAGACCGATTTCCTGTTGGGGATCGCTGAGTCATGGGACGTTGTCGGTGACGACGGCGCTCCGGTTGCGCTCGATCGTGACAGCGCGTTCCGGTTTCTGAACAACATCCACGACGCCTATGGCGCAATTGCCCAGGCGTACGGCGAAGGGCTGCAGCGGGCGAAGCTGGGAAACTTGAAAGGGTAGCGCTGGCGCTGCAAAAGCCAGACCCTACCCCAGAGGAAGCGGCTTACTGGGGCATGTCGGTCGAAGAGGCGACGCCAGTCACGCCGATATGGCCTGAGAACGTCGCCGCGGTTCACGTGTTTATTTCCTGCATTAATCAATGGCGCGTCGGATTCGGCGGAGCGTATGCGCTGGATTACAACGTGTTCCCGATCACGGCATCACGCGAATACAACTCTCCGGAGTGGCCTGAGATTTTAGAGGCCGTTCGGGTGATGGAAGAAGCGACGTTGAGATATTGGGCTGACATGAGGGAGCGAAAGAAGTAATGGCTGAGACCCTGGGCACTGGCGTTATTGAGCTCGTAGCGGATGCTCGCAAGCTCAAGGCCGGCATCGAGGACGCGAAGCGTGCGTTCCGTTCGCTTGGGGAAGGTCAGAGGGATATCAGCAAGTCAGCTGCCGCTTCCATCGATCGATATATTGGGAAACTTCAGCAGCAGAACGCCACATTCGGAAAGAGCGTTCGCGAGACCGAGTTGTTCAAACTCGCGTTGCGCGGGGCGAGCGATGAACAGATAAAGTCTGCGGATGCTGCTCTACGATTCGCGGAGAACAACAAAAAATCAGCCGACGCTATGGCGAAGCTGAAGACGGACGCGACTGCGCTCGGAAAGGTTCTCGGAACGGCGATCGTTACAGGCGCAGTCGCCGCGGCCGCGGGATTCGAGATCCTGATAAACCGCGCGGCTGCGTTTCAGGATATGTCGGAAAAGGTCGGCGATTCAGCCGACGCTATTGCATCGCTCGCGGTAGCGGCTGCTGTTGGCGGCAAGGGCATGGAGGAGATTTCCGAGTTCGCGATCAAGCTCGGAAAAAATCTCGTCGGCGTCGATGATGATGCCGACAAGGCAGGTTCCGCAATTCTTGCGCTCGGCCTGGACATCGAGAAGTTCAAGGCGCTGAAGCCTGTCGACCAGATCGAGGCGCTCGCCAAGGCGCTTGATGGGTTTCAGGATGGTGCCGGCAAGTCCAACGTGTTGGAGGCGCTCGCGAAGGGCAGCGCGCAACTGCTGCCGTTCCTGAAGGAACTAGCCGGTGAGACCGGCAGGCAGAACATCCTTACGGCCGAGCAGATCCGCTTGGCTGATGAGCACGCCGATCAACAGGCGAAGCTCGCCAAGCAGATCGACCTACATGCGCAGGCGATTGCCATACAGTTACTGCCGCAGATCACAGAGTTTAAGAAAGGCATCCTCGATCTAATCAAGGGTCTGTCGGAACTCGACAAGGCGCAGGGCTCGACGTCGGTCGCCTCGGAAATACTGGGCGGCGGGCTGAAGGCCGTCACGGTCGTGTTCCAGACGATGGCTGTTCTCGCGTCCGATGTCGGATTCGTACTGCTTGGTGTTGGCCGCGAGATCGGGGCTATTGCGGCGCAGATGGCGGCGCTCGCGAGGCTTGATTTCAAGGGCTTCACGGTCATCGGTGATGCTGTCAAAGAAGACGGGAAACGCGCTCGCGCTGAACTCGACAAATTCCAAGCTGCGGTCCTGGCGTTAGGGCAGCCAAATCAATTCGCAAACGTCAGAAGTGGCTCGAGTTCGGCGACAACGCCGACGCGGCGCCCGCTCGTATTTGAGGGTGCTCGCAAGAAAGACACTAGCGACACCTCCCGCCAAGACGCCGCCGCGCAGCTTGCGTTCGATCTTCAGCAGATAAAGGCCGGCAGCGACGCGCAGATCGATGAGTTCCGGCGCGCCGAGTCGATCATGCAAGCGCTGCGCTCGGCCGCGCTCGTGGACGATCGGGACTACTTCGCGAGCAAGCTCGGATTCATCACGAGCTTTGCGCGCGAGGAAGAGGCGGCGCTTCAGGCGCAGATCGAGCGCCGCCAGCGCGAGGTCTTCACCGGTAAGGATGCGACCAAGGATCGCCTCGATAACGAGCGCCAGATCGCCGCGCTGCAGGCGCAGATTGCGAAGATCCGCGCCGACTCGGTTGCGAAGACAGCCGTCAACGCGATCGAAGAGCAGGCCGCAATCCGCAAGGTGCAGCAGGCGTATGAAGACGCTCGGAATGCTGCGCAAGCGTACCTGGAAACGATCGACCGCCGGAATGCACGCGAGGTTGCCGGCATCGGCCGCGGGCAGCGCTTCCGCGAAGATCAGGGCGCGCGCGGCGATATCGACGATCGGCTGCTGGTCGAGCGCCGGCGGCTTGAGGGCGAACTGCGCCGCGGGCAGATCACGCGCGATCAGTTCAACACCTACCTGCAGATCGCGCAGGAGACGTACGCCAAGGAAGTCGAACTCTACGAAGCACGCTCCGATGCGATCCTGCGCGCCGAGGGCGATTGGCTTAACGGCGCGCTCGAGGCGCTGAACAACTACGCCGACGAGGCCCGGAACGTCGCAAAGACGACCGAGGGCATATTCACCAATGCCTTCAAGTCGGCCGAGGATGCGCTGACCGATTTTCTCGACAAGGCGGATTTCAGCGCCAAGTCGCTGAAGGACACGTTCAAAAAGATCGGTGACTCGATCGCGTCGGACCTGAATCGCGCGTTCGTGAAAGAGCAGATCACTGGGCCGCTCGCCGAGTTCCTGAAGGGGAAAGAGGGCGGGCCGTCGCCGATCGCGCGCATCGGGGAGATATTCACCGGTCGCCCGGCGGCGGGCGCGACGAGCCTAGTCGACGACGGCCGTCCGATACAGGGCGTGCCGGCGTGGCTCAACGCGCTGATGGGGCGGACGAGCGGTGGGGCCAGCAGGTTCCCTACTGTCGATGTCGTCGAAGGCACGATTGCCAAGGCGGGCATTCCGGGTATCGGCGGGGCGGCTGACGCGGCCGCAGGAACTGCTTTCTCGGCCGCAGTGACGACGGCAGGAACCGGCTTCGCAACTGCCGCGACAACCGCAGGGACCACGCTCGGGACCGAGTTGGCGACCGCAGGCGGGTCGTTGACCGGGGAGATTGCCGGCGCGGGCGCAACTCTTGGGACCGAGCTCGCGACGGCCGGCGCATCGATTGCCGCCGAGATCGCCGGCGGCGGGGCATCCTTCGCGCTCGAGACAACGACTGCGGGCGCAACATTCGCGGCCGAAGTAGCAGCCGCTGGCGCTGCGTTCGCGGCATCCGTGGCAACGGCGTCTGCGACGTCGTCAGTATCCAGCGGTGCGAGCGGATTGCTCGATATTTTCGGCGGATTGGATTTCGCCGAGGGCGGCCAGGTCACGGGACCGGGAACCGGAACATCCGACTCGATCCCGGCGATGGTTTCCAACCAGGAATTCATCGTCAAGGCGGCGAAGGCGACCGAACCTGGGACGCTGCCGTTCCTGAAGACGGTCAACGATTACGGCCTGGCCGCGGCTCTCGCCGCCATCCGCAAGACCTCCTCCCTTGCGCCCACGGTTGGCGCTGCGGCCAGGTCCGTGTCCAACGTCATCCCCTTCGCCAGGGGCGGCATCGTCCGGCAACCCGAACATTTCCCGCTCCCCGGCGGCAAGACCGGGCTGCGCGGCGAAGCCGGTCCCGAGGCGATCCTGCCGATCAAGCAGGGCGGTGTTATCGTTGCCGGGCGCCCGGACTTGCGACTGCCGCTTACCCGCGACGTCGCCGGGAATATGGCGGTGGACTTGCCGGATTCGATCCTCGCCACGCTTGCCGGACCGATCCCGTCGAGCGTGCCGGCCGCGCTGCCTATTCCTGCGCCCGTTGTGCCGTTGGTCGTTCGGACGGGCGTTTCCACATCCATGGTCGCCGACGCGCCTGAGCGCGTTATAGGGGCTCCGCTGCCGTGGTTGCGCCCCAAGGAACGGGATGCGCGGGAATGGCTATGGCACACGGATCGACGTCCGGTTCCTGTGCCCGCGCCCGTGGTGGCGCCGCCTAGCCCGGCAGGACTACCTGCCGTCAACCTGCCGTCTTTCCTGCCAAGAGCGGCCGCGCCGGCCATGTCCATTTCTCAGCCCTCATTCGAGGCGGAAAAAATGTACATGGGGCAACGCGCGGCGCCAATCACCATTCAAGCGCCTGCTCCGCGCGTCTCAGTTGAGACGAATCCAGCCATTCGCGAGTCGTTCCGCTCGTTTTCTGCAACGAAACCCGGCCTGCGCGAGACGATGGCGCGGGAATCTGAAACGATCGAGCGCATCGAGCGCGACCAGGTCGAGCGTGTGTCAGCGCATTTCGCGGAAAAGTCCACTCGCGAGCTGCGCGATCGGGAGATCGCCCGCGAGATCCGCGAGCGCGTCGAGTCGCTTCAGGCTATCCGCAACGACCGCAGCGCGACCGATACTCAGCTTACTGAGCGGTCCGAGCGCCTCATTGAGCGCCTCGTCCGTCCGAGCGCCGTCGCACCGGTTCCGGCGAGTTCGACTCATATCGAGCGCGCGCTGATCGATCGCCAGCGCGAGTCTGTCTTGCCGCTGCTCATGGGTCAGCGCGCGCAAGCCGTGCCGGCGGTCAACGTCAACGCGCAGGCTGCGTCGCCAGTGGTTCGAATAGGCATTCAGCCGTCCAAGCCTGCCGACGCGGCCAGTGCGCGTGTGATGGCTCAGGCTGCGCCTATAATCGCGATGGGTGATGTGGCGCGGCGTGGATGGACACGCAACGAGGCTGCCGTATGGACGCGACCGCCAGCGGAAGGCAGCCGGACAGCGGATAGCAGGTATCGAGCCCTGCCGCCACATCATCATCTACCTGCGATTCATATCGCCGCGCCGTCGATCTCCATCCCTGCCACCGACGCGCCGGTCATCCGCCTGGCCGATCCGGCAGCGCCTGTCATCTCCCTCGATCACGTCCGCGAGATCTCCCGGCAATCCAGGCTAGAGCGCGAGACGCACGCGCGGCTGATTCAGGCGCCGAGCTCACCGCTCACATCGGCGGCGGCGGCCGCGCTGACGGCAACCGTCCTCGCCATGCCGCTGGCCGCGGCGCCCGTCCAGCCCATCATTTCGCCGAGCCTGTCCTCGATCGCGAATAGCACGACGGCGGTGCATAACGCCGTCGCGAAGCAGATGTTCGCCCCGGTATCGACTGTGCTCACGACGATCGCCGGATCGAACTCTGCGCATCACGAGTCGCTTGCGAATATTGCCGGAAACACGCTGTACCAAGGCGACCGCATATCGAGCATCGCGGGTGACCGCATCGTCAACAACGCCACGTCTGCCCATACCGATTCCGTCGTGTCGAACATGATGCGGCAGGGCAACGTGAATGCGGCCACGACGACGATCAACAACAGCGCGATGGCCGCGCCTGCAGCCGCTCCTGTCATCAACGTGGCGCCGGCCGCCGTCCCGTTCATCGGCTCATTCGAGCGCGGTATCGCATTCGTCCCGCAGGCCGGGCTTGCGATGCTGCACCAGGGCGAGCGGGTGATGACCAGGGCAGAGAACGAAGGCGGCAGCGGGCAGATGATCAACATCAATATGTCGTTCGCTCCGGGCACGGATCGCTCGGTGACGAATCACATGCTCTCAGAGTTGCGCCGCGAACTCGCGCGTAACGGTGCAAGGGGCTTCTGATGGCCGGCATTGAAATCCTGACAACCATCATCGCGCCGAACAGCCTGTGGGAAGCTGGCGTCACCGGTCGCCAGATCCGTCGAAACAAGCGCGCCGAGAATCAGGCCGGCATCCCGGTCGTAAATATCATCTGGGATAACACCAAGCGCGAATTCACCTGGGGCACGGCGCCGCACTCGATCACCGTCTGGCAGACGCTCGAGGGGCTCTTTGAGTATACGGACGCCGGCGCCTACGGATTCCTCCTCCAAGACCCGAAAGATCCGAGCGCATCGCACACGACCGGCAAGGCGACGCTGATCGACGCCGGGCCCGGCACCTATCAACTGATCAAGCAGTGGTCGGTGATCGGCGCAGCGACTCCCCTCACGCGCAATCGCACGATCAAGTACGTCAAGGAATCCGGCTTTGAACTGAAGATCTCGGGCGTCACGAAAACCGTCGGGGTTGACTACACGATCAGCGCGTTTACGGGCGTCGTTACGATCCCGTCAGATCCCGCTGCTGCCGATGTGACGTGGTCAGGAATCCCCTACGTTCCGGTCCACTTCCGAGACGATGAGATCGAGTGGGAGCTCGTCTCTGGCGGCAGCGAACTGCAGCGCCTTGTGAGAGGCCCGCGCGTTGTGATCGAGGAAGTCAAGCAGTGAGCAAGACGGTAGACGCGCCGCTGCTCACGCACTACGCGCTCGGCACGACGTCGGTTGCACACGCGATCTTCATCGAGCGAGAGGACGGCGAGCAGTACGGGTTCACCGAGCACGACGCCTCTGACGAGGTCGATGGCTTCACCTACGTTCACGACGATCCCGGTTTCATGGTGAGCGAGATCGTGACTGCAGTCGGATGCGACGTCGGCAACATGGAGATCCGGGCTCTTCATTCTGAAACCGTGTTCACGCCTGCCGACATCCTCGGCGACAAGTGGCGCAACGCCCGCTTCACCGTTTTCCGATACAACTTTCGCGAAGAACCGATCGTCTCGACCGACGTCTGCCTTGCGGGCACGTTCGGCGAACTGACGATGATGCGAAACGAACTCGTTATCGAGCTGCACGACCTTCGCCGATATCTACAGCATCCGGTCGGATCGGCCAGGCAAAAGAACTGCCGCTATCGGCTGGGCTCGACGAGTATGGATGACGGCGGGCTTTGCATGCTGGATATCAGCGCGCCGCCGTTTACGATGCCTTTCGAAGTCACGCACATTACCGGGTCCGGGCGCACGGTATTCCGCGATAGCGCGCGCGCCGAGGCTGCGGATTACTTCGGGGAAGGGTACGTCGAGTTCCTGACAGGCGCCCTAACGGGCATCCGCAAGAAAGTCTACGCCTACGCCGCCGATGGCACATTCACGCTGTATCTGCCGACGACGATGGCGATCCAGGTCGGAGACACGGGAACTGCAGTCGTTGGATGCAGGAAGCGCAGGACAGAAGACTGCTTCACGAAGTTCGACAACGTGCTGAACTTCGGCGCAGAACCAGACGCGCGCAGCTTGGATACCCTGACGGGCAAGCCGAGTGTGGACGTCTCGGATGTGCTGCATCTGATTCAGCCGTTCGGCTAAATGACGCAACGCGCCGATATCGTCTCCGTAGCAAGGGGCTACAAGGGGACGCCGTTTCATCACCGCGGGCGTCTGCCGGGCGGTGCGCTGGACTGTGTTGGCGTCCTGATCTGCGCCGCGCGTGAGGTCGGCATCTTCTCCACTGGATTCGATGTGCCGGCGTACGGCCCGAATCCTGATGGGACGATGATTACACTCTGTGATCGGTACATGGGGCGGCGTGTGACGCAGTCAACAATGCAAATCGGCGACGCCATCGCACTGAAGTCCGATCTCGAGAAATACGCGCGGCACCTTGGCATCATCGCCGACTACACCTACGGCGGATTCTCGATCATCCACGCAAGCAACGACCGTCTGCACATGCGCGTGATCGAGCATCGCATCCTATTCTCGCGCCACTTCCGGTTCGCCGGCGCCTGGTCGTTCCCGGGAATCGCATAGATGGGCATGCGACTCGGGCTCGGCGCTGTGGGCGCCGTCGTCGGATCGTTCGTTGGCATGCCGCAACTCGGTTTTGCCATTGGCAGTTTCATCGGTGGCGCGCTCGATAAGCCTGATCCGGTACGCAATGCGCAGCCGATCATGGATCTGCGCATCCCAGGAACGCAGGACGGCAATCCAATCCACTGGATTCGCGGCTCCATGCGAGTGGCGCCCGATTGGGCGTGGCATTCGGATCGGCGCGCGATCACGACATCGACGACGACCGAGGTGGGAAAGGGCGGCGGCCAGGAGGTCGAGAATCAGGAAACGACGTATGAAATGGACTGCCTCTTCCTGCTAAACATCAACGGCGGGATCGGCATCTCTGAAATATACGACCGCGGCGATCTGATCTGGCGAACCGATTCCGGGGCGTCAGTCGGCACCATCTCCGCGAGCTTGACGGCCGAGCATTGGGACCGGCTCACGGTTTACAACGGCGCGTCCGACCAACTGCCGGACCCGGACTACGAAGCATGGGTTGATGCGAACGTCGGCGAAGGGCTTGCGCCGGCGTATCGCGGGCGCATGACAGTGTTCGTCAAGGGGTTGAAGCTCGGGCAATCAGGGGCGATTCGGCAGCTTGAGTTCACGGTGGTCACGGATGGTGAGTCTGGGCCGCTGCTCACCTATTTCACCGGCATCACAACAACGAGCGACGACGAGAGTGTCGTCGGATTCGATTCGACGACCGGGGAAATATGGGAGACAGACGCAGGTCATTCTATCGGCGGACCTGATCGGGTTGGAATTTACAACCTAGAGTCCGCGTCATGGGAATACATAACGCTACCGGACACGCGGGAGATCAGTGTCGACGATGCGCCGCAGATGCTCTTTTATGCGGACAATGACGTTGCCTTGGTCACGGTCAACGACGCCGCGGAGACCGGCAGGCATGACACGTTCGTGTACAAAATATCTACCCGCGAACTCATCGGAGCCTATTCTGACGTACTGGAGCCTTACCCAGATATCGAAGTGTTCGGCCTCGATTTCGATAATGACAAAGGCTTCGTCGTTGATCGTGACACTGGTAACTACCTGCTGATCTCGATCAACGACACGGGCATGGTGACGGGCGTCATGGCTGCGGTGGCGCCCGCGACCAGTGGTGGCATCTACGGTCGAGTGCATGTAGACGGCGACGGTAGCTTCTACGCTAACCGCGGCGGGACTGCCGGAGTTGCGTGGACGAAGATGGACGGCTCCAGCATCCTGTCGGACATCCTGCAGGATGCGGACGGCATCTGGACCGATAAGTGGGGGCACTGCTATGACCCGTCGCGCAACTGCATCTATTACTGGAGCGCCGGACCGTCTCCTTACTACATAAAAAAGCTCGATTGCGAGACCGGGGTCTTGAGCAGAGTCAACGCGACGGGCTATGCAGGATCGGACTTCCTCGGGCAGCTGGTCTACGCCTCAGATACAGATCGGATTCTCGCGATTCTCCCGGTCGGCGGTGGCAGCCCGGGGAAAATTCGCATCATCAACCCGGACGACGGCGAGATCGAGGACACGCGCACGCTTCCATCTGCGAGCGGATCGCGGTTCATCGGCGGATTGGACTATGCGCCTGGTGTTCTGTGGGGACCATCTCCGCAAGGCTTCGGAGAGTATCGCTTCAACGTCATAACGACAGCATGCCCAACGCCAGAAGAAGTTCAGGAGTCGATCTTCCTGCGCGCTGGATTGGCGGAATCACAAGTAGACGTCACGCCGCTCTCGGCTCTCTCTCGGGAAGTCTGCGCATTCCCCTGGTCGCAGATATCCGCAGCTCGCGAGCCGACCGAGCGGATGCAGGGCGTCTACTTCTACGAAACGGTCATGTCGGGCGCGAAGATTAAGTGCGTGCCGCGGGGCGAAGCTGTCGTCGACACGATCCCGTATGCCGACCTTGGCGCGCGGATGGCCGGCGAAGGCGGAGACGAAGACCCGCTGCCGCTTCGCCTGGTGAACGACATCGAGACGCCGGCGCACAACGTCATCAACTACATCAACCTCGCGCAGAACTATAACCCAGGGACCGAGCAGACCGATCGCCTGATGACCGCGACGCCGGTATCCGTGCAGCCGCTCGAGGTTGCTGTCGGGATGCAGCCGGCAGAAGCAAAGGGCGTGATCGATACGCAATTGCGCGACCGCGCTTCGGCGCTCGTGCGTGGTCGTATTCGTCTGCTGCGAAGCGACTACCCGACCGCCGAGCCGACGGACTGCTTCATCATCGTCGGCCATGACGGCTCCGAATACCGCATGCGCGCGGTGAACATGATCGACAGCTTCCCGCTCGTCACGTTCGACGTGGTGCTAGACGATCCGAATGTACTCTCTGCGCAGGGCATCACGACGACCGATTACGAGTCGCAGACGACGGTCAGTTCGCCGGCGGATACAGAACTGGAATTCCTCGATAGCCCGATCTTTCGGGATGCCGACAACGATGCCGGCTTCTACTTGGCCGCACATGGTGATCGCACGCCGTGGCCTGGTGCCGCAGTGTTCGACTCGAACAACGGCGTGGATTACACGCGACGGGTCACTTACAACGACAGCGCGGTGTTCGGCACTTGTGATACCGCGCTCGGAGATTGGGATGGGCCGAGCGGGATCGATGAGCGAAATAAGGTCATGGTGAGCGTCGGCAATGCGACGCTGGCGAGCACGACCAGGGCGGCGGCGATCGCGAGCCAGACCGTCAATATGTTCATGCTTGGCGACGAGTGCGTGCAGGCGATCACCGCGACCTTCGTAGAAGATGGCGTCTATGACCTGAGCCGTCTGATCCGTGGCGCGCGCGGTACGGAATGGGCGATGACCGGGCACGCGGCCGGCGAGCGCTGCGTGCTGATTCGCGAGACCGGATTCCGCCGCATCGTGCTGATCAATTCGCAAATCGGAGATGAGCGCTATTACGCAGCCGTCACGCTCGGGCGCCCGCTCGGCACGGCAACGCCTGAGACGTTTACCAATACGGCGATCGGGCTGAAACCCTTCGCGCCGGTCGGTGCGCGAATCGTGCGTGACGGATCGAACAACGCGACGATCACGGGCAGGCGCCGGACGCGGTTGAGCACGCGCTACGTCGGCACGATGGGGATCAGCGTTCCGCTCGGTGAGGATTCAGAATCGTACGAGCTCGACGTCTATTCCGATGACACGTTTACGACCGTCGTGAGAACGATCACGGCGAGCAGCGGGCCGACATTTGCCTATACCGCCGCCGAGCAGACCGCTGATTCGTTGACGCCCGGCGATCCGATCAGCGCTCGAATGTTCATGATAAGCGCAGCTGTCGGTCGCGGTTACGCCTTGGAGTTCACGAAATGAGCAACTTCGAAAACCTGACCGGCAGTGAGGCATCGCCGCAGATCCCGATCAACCAGAACAACGAAGCGATCGAGCACGCTTTTGTCTACGGGCGGCACCCGGACACGACCGGGCTGACGTTCGCGTATTGGGGCGGATTCTGGTCTGGCTTCGAGATCGCGCAGGATGATGTCGCGCTCACCGATGACGCGACGAATTACCTCGTGGTCGCTCGGGCGACGGGCGTTCTGTCGGTCAGCACCAGCTCGACGAACTGGAACGACACCGCCAACTATGCGCGCGTCGAGATCGACACGACGGTCGATGGCGTGGTCACGGATGTCGAGAATCATCGATCCGGAGCCGGCGGTGTGCATGGTAGCGGCGGCTCACCCGGCGGCGCGATCACCACAGAGTTCCGCGGCCTGACCTTCACGAGCGACACCGGCTCGACTGCCGACTCCGATCCAGGCGCCGGCTTGTTCAAGTGGAACAACGCGACGCAAGCGAGCGCGACGGTGCTCTACTTCGACGACGCAACGCTTGATGCGCAGTCGCTGACGACATTCTGGGGCAACCTCGGTATCGCAGGCGTCATCCATATCCAGCAATCCGACGATGCGACGAAGTGGCAGGTCTGGCGCTGGACTGCGACGCCGGTCGATGGCACCGGGTATCGCAAGTTCACCTGCACGCTGCAGGCGAGTGGCGGATCGATTCCGGATGCGAAAACTTGTTACGTGACGTTCACGAACGATCGCACGTTCATTGCCCCGCGCATTGCGTCCGAAGTGTCCAGCGCCACGCCGACGCCGAACGCGGCGACAACCGACGTTCACATCATCACCGCGCTAACGGACAACGCGACTTTCGGGGCTCCGACAGGATCGCCGGTTCAAGGCCAGCCGCTTGTGATCAGAATCAAAGACGACAGCGGCGGGCCTTACACGCTCGCCTGGAATGCGATCTATCGATCGACGACCAACGGGGCGCTGCCAACGACGACGACGAGCGACAAGGAACTGTATGTCGGCCTCCTCTACGACGCGACCGCGACGAAGTGGGATTGCATGGGTGCTCCGGAGGTCGTGTAGATGATGCTGCGCTCGATCGTGGCGATGATGGGCGGATCTGGCGCGGGCGATGGCCCCCGCTATTGGCGAGTAACGAGCATTCAGACGGATGGGGGATTTCTGGAGCTCTCAGAGTTGCAAATGCTTGAGGATTCCGTCGTCGCCGCGCCGGCCACAGTTACTTACAGCATCGGAACTGACAACGGAGAACTGTACGACGGCAACCTAACTACCAGAGTGTTTTGGGCAGAGGTCGACGTGGAAGTTGGTGAATCGTTTTGGATCAAGTTCGATTTTGGCCCAGGCGCCGGGAAGAATATCAACGGCGTTAAGCAGGGCGGCTACGACAACTCCCTTCGCCACATGCACGAGTTCACCCTGCAATGGTCTTCCAACGATTCTGATTGGACGACGCTCGGCACAAAGACCGGGCTGACCTATCCGGGGAATAACACGCTGTCTAGTGAGTACACATTCCCATAAGGGAGAGCACGATGACGACCTGTGACCATGACGCCTGAAGACTGGAGCAAGGTCGGTTCCGTTGCAGGTCCGGCTGGAGCCATCGGTATCTGTCTCGCTGCGCTGAGCAATGCAATCCAACGCAAGCGCACGGTCAGCGATTGGGTCACCGGCTGCATCGCGGGCGGGCTCGCTGGCGCTGCCATGGCGCTCGCGGTACACGATAGCGGCTGGCCCGTAGCCCTACAGGGGCTCCTCATTGGGGTTGCTGCGTGCAACGCGGGCGACTTGCTCGAAGGAATGCGCCTCATATTCTCACTCATCCGCAACGACCCGCTTCAGTTCCTCGAGCGGTTTTGGAGAGCGTTGCGTGGAGGAGGATCAGATAAATGATGTTCGCCGGACTCGTATTGCTCGCTGCACTGTGCCTGATTGCGGCGCTCCTGGAATACGTGTGCATGCGTTGCCGCGAGATTCCCGATAACTCGGTAAGCCTCATTGTGCGACGTCTTTCCATCTGCGCGTGGATATTTTTCGCCGCGAGATTCATCCAGCTATTGATCGACGGCGGCAGCGTCTATTGGCTGTCGATGATCGCGTTCACCGTCTTGTCCGTGTCGAACATTCTGCGGTGCGTGAATCGACTGCTGATCGTTGACGAGGATTTCCAAACGTGACGCGCTTCCCCTTCCCCATCATCTACGAGGCTACGGCCACCCTTCTGCCGGCGCGAATGGCTTCTACTGAGGCCAAGGCCATGGTGATGGCGATCGGCCTACAAGAGTCTCGCTTCGAGCACCGCAAGCAAATCAACGGCCCCGCCGTTGGCTTCTGGCAATTCGAACTCAACGGCATTCAGGCCGTGCTTCGTCATCAGGCATCCC